CCCGTTCGAAGATCCTGGCGACCCGTGACTCGATCGCCACAGCCTGCGACACCGGCCACTTCCCGACGAAGACGTCGAAGCTGTGCGACTGGTGTCAGCTCAAGAGCGTGTGTCCGGCGCACGGCGGGTCGGAGGATGACATTCAAACGCTCGTCGAACTACGGTCATGTCATGACGAGTGAAGCCCGGAACAACCGTGACCGTCGAGTCGGTCAAACATTCAGCGTGTATCTGCACTTCGACGAACGAGACGCCCTCGACGCCGCCGCCGAGAAGCGCGGCCTGACCGTCAACGCGATCGTGCGCGAAGCCGTCAGGGAGAAGCTGGGTCTTCCGGCCGCTTGAGGTTGATCACGGCCTCGGGGTACCAGACGGGGATGTTGTCGACCAGCGATGCCGCCTCGGCGATCACAGTGAGGCTGTTGACCTTGAACTCGGCATTGCGGAACTGGTTGCACGGGCAGTCCGCTTCGATCGACTCGACGCCGAGCCGGTGACAGGCGCACTCGCAGCTCATCGGTCGATCCTGGATGCTCGCCGTAGCGCACGACGGGCAGCGCGCGCCGAGATCGGCCACCACTGGCGCCCGCTGCGGCCCTGCCAGTGTTGGCCGCAGTCACAAACCCACAGGGCGCCCTGCACATTCGATGTCACGCACACAACCTCGGGGAAATCCGACAGGAAGCACGCGCTGCGCTCGCCGGGCACATCGCAGTGGTGCGCTGTCGATACTGTCGGCTGGAGGAGCCAACTCATCGGTCGCCTGACGGGAGACTGTGCTCAATCCCTGCACCCCACATCCCGTCCGCTCCGGCCGGTGACGCCTCGTTGAGGCGCTGGTCGATGACGTCTTGGACTTCGGGCTGATCGAACAACCATCGGAAGAACTCTCCCCACTGCCCGTCGGGGAAGGTGGAGCGCACTCGGTGGAGTTTCCGGTGGCTTGAGGCGGTGGTTCTGAAACTCACGACGTGGGTCAACTCTCTGGGCACCAGGACAGGGTATACACGTTGTCTACATGATTTCAAGCCCAGAAAGGGAGAAGCCCCACCCTATTGACGGGTGGGGCTTCTGCGACCTACTGTGCTTCTCCGGAGCTGTCACTACCCAAACGAAAGAACCAAGCAGCGAGCCGAATGGTAGCTCGCTCCAACGCAAGAATCAAGGAGAGAGAATGACCATCCGCTCAACCCTGGGGCGATTCGCAATCGTCACAACTGAGGCCCTTCGAAGCATCGTTGCTCACCCCGACGGGACGTCCGCTGTTGTCGCCGTGTATGTGGTGCTGATGACGCACGCCGATCGCGAGGAATCGGACGCCTGGAGGTGCTCGATCAAGTCGATTGCCGACGAAGCCGGCGTGTCGGAACGAACGGTTCGCATGGCGAAGACCGTGCTCAAGGAGTTGGGACTCATCGAGACCACGCCGAACTTCACGCCGGATGGGGACCGGGCCTGGGACTCGTACTTGATGCACTTCTCCCCATTTCAAGCCCCGGCAGAATCTGCACCACCCCCGGCAGAATCTGCACCCGGTGATGCAACGGTTGCCGCGTATTCCTCAGACCAAGAAGCAGACCAAGAAGCAGATGTGCTCGCTAACGCTCGCTTGACGAAAGCCGACGCTTTCGCCGAATTCTGGTCGGCGTACATCGGCGCATACGGGTCGAAGGCATCCGGCTCCAAGGGGGCAGCGTTCAAGGTGTGGCAGAAGATGGCGAAGCGCGACATGGCGTTGGCGATGGAGGCGGTGGGGCGCCAATCGCGAGCAAGGACCGAGCAACACGCCGTGCCGCACGCTTCGACCTGGCTCAACAACTGTCGCTGGCTCGACGACGAACTCCAGGTCCGTCCCGGACGAGGGCCCGACCGGACGCAATCCAACCCGTTCACCGAGAGAGGACTGTTCGGATGACCCACCAGCAAGCAATCCAGGCCGTCCTCGCGTTCCTGTACGACGCCTACCCGAACACCCCACCACCAGCCAACCCGGAGCAACGCGTGGCCGTCTGGGCCGAGTCGCTCTCCGGCTGCGACCCAGACCGCATCCTCGCCGCAGCGAAGTCGTGGGTCGCCCGCGGCAACCGCTTCATGCCGAATCTCGGCGAAATACACGAGACCATGCGCGACATCACCTACGGGGCGCTGCCGTCCGAAGCCGAAGCATGGGCGGCCTGCACCGCCTCGTCCGTCCACCCGGAGGTCCACCCGATGCTCCGCAAGGTGCTTCAACTCACTGGCGGGCGCAACTCGCTGGCATGGATGAACGAAACCGACGCCCGGCGCTCGGTGCGCGGCGCGTACTTCCAGGCCCTGCGGCAGTTCCAGATCGACAGCGAGCCTGACGAACTTCCGCAGCGCTCGCTTGAGCAACGTCGCGGGGGCCAGCCTCAGCCTGTCGGGTTCACGGGAGCCATCACTGACGGGGGACAGCGATGACGCACTCCGAAGCAGAGCAACTGATCGCGGTCCTGCGCGGCGCCTACCCTGGCACCTACTTCGACGGCGCTGTCGCCGAAGTGTTCACGAACTCACTGATGACCTCCGAGTACGAGCTGGCTCAATCCGTCATCACCGAATGGGTGAACACCACCGACCGGTTTCCGACCGTCGCCGAAATCAACGGGGCGATGCGACGCCATCGTGAACGCTCCAACGGCCAACGCGAACTACCCCGCAACCACTACGAGTCCGCCGACCGGGAACGGGCCGCCGAAGCGTTCTCTCGCGGCTACATCCGGGCCCGCACTGAGGCCGGGGAGTCCATGGAGACCATCCAGCCGAAACTGGACCGACTCCTCAAGCAGTGGAAGCTGACCCCAACCAGCGAACGAGAGCCTCTCGAACGTACGGATTCAGCTCGTCAGCGCGATGTTCCATCAAGGCACCTGCCCGGCTATCTGCGGTCGAGTAGCGCGCCTGCAGTGGATCAACCAGCCTTCGATGGTTCTTCCAATGACGAGCCCTGGTAATCGCCTCGGCCTGGGTCGTCTCGGGCCCGATCTCGCCGCTCTCCAAGGCCTCCTGGAGCTGACCTTGAGCGAACGGAGCCAGGGCATAGAGAGCCTGCCAGGGCAACGGCAGTTGGGCGATCTTGTCCTCTGGCAGCTCCCGATAGGCGAGATGGATCGCTATCAGCCGTCGAGCCTTGTCGTAGCCAAACGGCATTCGGGTTTCTACCCACTTCTTGAACCCGGCCGGATCCAGGGCGCGCGCCTCGGCCAGCAGCTCGCCGACCCGGAGACACATGCGATCGATCGACGAATACACCTCGTCCTCGATCTGCTCGAGCCGTGACGTAGCTTGGTGGAGGTGAGTGACGCTGCCCATGAGCCCGAAGCTACACAGATCGATCTGGCCGGGTACCGCTCCTGTCGCAACGAGCACTGCGGCGCCCTCGTCCTGCTCGAGGTGACCTACCGCACCGGTGGGCTGTGCGTCGAATGCTTCCGGGGTGACCTCGGGCGGAACCTCGCCGAGATCGAAGTCCGCAACCAGGGCCGCGACCTCACCATGCGGATGCCCGCGGGTAAGCGCGCCGAGGAGAAGGGCAACCGCTGGACCCACATGGCCGCTACGAAGGCGCGATCGCGCGCCGACAAGCGGCTGCGGTCACTGTTCCGCGACCTCCACGACGTGCTCCTCGCCGAGGAACGAGCCCGGCTCGGACTGGATCCGTTCCCGCTCGAAACGGTCGTCCACGAACCACCCGACGGCGACCCATCCGAATCCATCGCCTTCGCCCGCGTCTATGCTGCGCTCGACCAGCATGGAGTAGATGTCGATGGCCTTGAAGTCCCGCCCACCAGTTGATCTCTCCGCAGCGTCGGTCGAGGTCGACCTCAACGACCGCACCGACGGCAGCTACCTGCAGTCCACGGTCGCGTACGGGCAGCGGGCCGGCCGGGACGCCTGGAAGTGGTACAACGAGATCGGCGAAGTCCACTACTCGATCTCCCGCTCGGCGCGTGTCGCCGGCTACTCCGAGTTCATGGCCGTCGAGTTCGGGCCCAACGGCAAGATCGAACGCACCATCGACACCGGCCTGCCCGCCGAGATCGCCATGTCGCTGTACTCGCCCTACGGCGGAACCCGAGGTCTGGTCGAGCGCTTCTACACGCTGATGAAGGTCCCCGGCGACATGTACCTGCTCGAGATGGAGGACGGCGGCTACCACCTTGCCTCCCCCGACGAACTCGACGTGCAGTCCTTCGCCTGGTGGTCGCGCAATCGCGGTGACCTGAAGGACGTGAAGCTGATCACCGTCCCGGGCTCGTACGGGGTGATCGAAGACGGGAATCGCAACAGCGCCACACCGTTCTCGAAGCTGATCAAGCCTGACCAGTTCATCGGCCGGATTTGGTCGCCGTCCAAGCGCTACGCCGACGTTCCTGAGTCCGCCCTCCATGCACTCGACACCGAATGCTCCGCGCTGCGCGACCTGACACTCAGCATCAAGGCGCAGCTCCGTTCGCGCTTCGCTCTCGCCGGGCTCCTCGTGCTGCCGCCCGGCATGTCGATGGCGGCCTCCGTCAAGGGCAAGGGCCGCGTCGCCGGCCAGGTGCCGGAAGCCACCGTCGACCTGATCGTCGCGGCGATGACCCGCAACGTCCGCAACCTCGAGGAAGCCCAGGCGCTCCTGCCGATCATCCTGCGCGCCGCTCACCCCGACGACGGCGAGAAGATCAAGCACATCGTTCTGGACCGCAAGGTCTTCGAGACCGACCTGGCGCTTCGGCGCGAACTCATCGGCCGCATCCTCCAGGCACTCGACTCGAACCAGGATGCCGTCAAGGGCGGCGAAGACCAGTCGCATTGGGGGAGCTGGCAGGCCGCCGACGACGAACGGCGAGTCGCGATCGCCCCCGACCTCGAAGGGTTCTGCTGGTCGGCGAGCCGGCTCATCATGCAGCGCAAGCTGCCCGACACCTTCCCGAAGAAGGGCAACATCGGGATCTGGTACGACCTGTCGCGTGCGGCCACTCGATCGAACATGCAGGAGGATGCCCGGCAGGCATGGGATCGCATCCTGGTGTCCGATCCGGCTGCCCGGAAGATGTCCGGAATTCCCGAATCGGACGCCCCTTCCGAGGTCGAGCGAGTGCGTGCCGCAGGGCGCCTCGTGAAGAACCCGATGCTGATGCTTTACGGTACCGAGGAGTACAAGAAGATCGACTGGGACAAGGTCGGGGAGTGGGCCAAGTCCACCGGACCCGCAGCCGATTCCCCCGCCGATGATCCAGAGGCCGGCCCCGGCGAAGGGGATCCGGGCTCCCCCGACGACCGCGAGACGGACACACCCCGAACGGAGAGGCCAGCATGAAGCGCACATACGGAGCACGCCAGGAGACAAAGCTTGAGGGCATGTTGCGCCCGATCTACTTCCCGGCGCTCACGTTCATGGACGTCAAGACCGGCGACGGCCGGCTACTCGAGTCGGCCGGCAGCGGCACACGCGATCTCCCCCTGACGATCTGGGCGCAGTTCGAGCAGGGTCCGGGCGGCCATGTCGGCGCGGTGATCGCCGGCACGCTGTTCGAGGTGACCTTCGACGACGACGGCGTCGTGTCCGGCTCCGGCTGGGTGCTCGACGACGAGAACGGCCGCAAGCTGGTCATGTACGCGCAGACCCAGGCGCTGCGCGGCAACTCCGCCGACCTCGCTGACATCAAGGCTCGCTACGAGTGGGACGACGAGTCGGACGACATTTCGATCGTGTTCTCCGAGTGGAACCTGGCTGGCACCACCATCGTCGGCCGGCCGGCGTTCAAGGACGCCAAGTACAGCCTTGACGAGGAGCTGGTCGCGTCGTGGATGTCCTCGGAGGACCCGATCGTCATCGACCTGCCGACGAAGATCAACGTCATGCTCGCCGAGCCCGAGCTGACTGCCGATGCTTCGAAGCGCCCGTCCTGGGAGATGTTCCACGTCCCCGAGCCCGACGAGCCGCAGCCACTTCGTGTCGGCGAGCCCGACGAGCACGGCTTCTACCAGGTAACCGCCCATCTCGCGCTGTGGAACACCTGCCACGACGGCTACGACCAGTGCATCATTCCTCCGCGGCCGTCGGACAACTACGCCGGCTTCAACTCCGGCCAGGTGCTCACCGATCGCGGCCCCGTCGCCACCGGCCCGCTGTTCTTCAAGGGCGGCCACCCGAAGGCTGGCGAGCTGGCGAAGAAGTCGGTCGAGGAGGCGTACGGCTCCGTCGAGAACGCATGGTCCGACGTTCGCGTCATCGCCGGTCGACTCGGCCCGTGGATGTCCGGCTACGTCCGTCCAGGCACCGACGAGGAGACGATCATCGCCGCACGCGCATCGAAGCTGTCGGGCCACTGGCTCGGCGGCCGACTGATGGCGGCGTGCTCGGTCAACGTCCCCGGCTACGAAGTGCCTGGCGGCGAGTCGTTCTCGCTCGCCCCGGACGGCACCGTCGCCGAGCTGGTGGCGTCGTTCCCGAGCTGCCAGGCCGTCGCGGATGATGACGACGCGACCAGCGAAACGCTCGACGACCTCGCCGGTGACGACGATGACGAGATCGACTTCGACCTCGAGGCACTGCGCTACGAACTCGAGCGCCAGGACATCCTGGCCGAGTAGCGGTTTGCGTTTCACCCATCCGCACGACCAGAGTGTCCAACCAGTAGAGATCCAGCCCCAGGAGGCAGACCGAAATGTTCCCCATCATCCCCGAGAATTGGGAGTCCCTCTCCGCTGCCGACCTGCGGGCGCTCGCGGCCGAGATCAAGACCGCGTTCGCAGCGCTCGACGCTGACGTCGACGCCGAGACCCGCAAGCTGGCGCTCGCCGCCGTCGAGGGCCGCAAGGCGCTGCTCGATCTGGCCGCCGAGAAGGAAGCATTCGACGCCGCCCAGGCCGCGCTCGAAGGCGAGGACGACTCGACCGACGATTCCGACGACGACTCGACCGACCTCGGCGAGGAAGACGAAGACGAAGGCGACGAGGGCGACGAGGGTGACGGGGAAGACGACGAGGACCTGAGCGCCAAGACGCCGGTCCGCAAGTCGGGCACCTCCACCGACCTCGGCGCCAAGCCCGACGTCAACGCCAAGCCGGCGATCCGCCCCGACGCCATCATCGCCGCCGAAGACGTCAACGGCGTCAAGGCCGGCGAGCGCTTCCAGAGCTGGGGCGACCTGACCGAGGCGCTGATGAGCGTGGCCGAGACGGTGAGCCCGTCCTCGACCCGCAAGCACCACGTCGCCCACGTCAAGGGCAACTTCACCGAGGCCCAGCAGCTCGGCGCCAACATGCTCACGAACCTCAAGCGGTTCGACACCGAGGAGCTGCAGGCAGCGTTCTGCGCACCAGCCACCCCGATCTACGACATGGCGTGCTGGAACACCGACCGCCGTCCGGTCCGGGGCAGCCTCCCGCAGTTCCGTCCCGACCAGCGCGGCTCGGTCAGCATCTTCCCGTCGCCGTCGCTGTCGGACATCACCGACCAGTCGCCGGCCGGTGTCGGCATCTGGGACACCGACGACGATGACACGATCGGCACGACCGATCCGTCCTCGAAGGAGTGCGCCACGATCACCTGCGGTTCGCCGACGGTGTACTCGCTCTACGGCGTGTGGCGCTGCCTCACCATCCAGAACCTGCTCGCCATGACCTTCCCCGAGCTGGTCGAGGCGTGGCTCAACCGTCTGGGTGCAGCGCACTCCCGTCTCGCCGAGACCCAGCTCCTCGAGGCCATGGGCACCGAGGCCGCAGCGGTCACCGGCGAGACCCTCGCCTACGGCGCGGCAACCTCGGTCACCACGCAGATCATGGAAGTGCTCGCACTCCACCAGGAGCAGGAGCGCTGGGACGGCGACACCATGGAAGGCTGGATGCCTCGCTGGGTTCGCACGGCGATGAAGATGGACATCATGCGTCGCCGCAACGACTCGGGCCGTCCGACCATGGTGACCGACGCGGAGATCGACACGATGTTCCGCAACGTCGGCGTCAACCCGCACTTCTTCATCGACACCCCGACCTGGGCAGCAGCGGTTCCTGCGGTCGCCGCCGGCGGCAACAAGAACAACCTGCCGGCCACCATCGACATCCTGCTCGCCCCCCGGGGCAAGTTCGCCGTCATGGACCGCGGCCAGCTCAACATCGGTGTGACCGGCAACAACATCTACCGGGACAACGCTTCGAACGCCTCCAACCAGTTCACCATGTTCTGGGAGAACTTCGAGGGCGTCGTCAACACCGACTCGTGCCCGGCATACCTGCTCGAGTTCCCGGCGCTCTGCTACAGCGGCGTCCAGATCGCTGACCTGGCGATCGACTGCGACGGCACCGAAGCAGCCTAACCAACAACACGACGAACAACTGACAAGGAGGCCGGGTCGCACGTCGGCCCGGCCTCCTCGCATGTGAGAGGATGAACGAAATGCAAGGCTCCGAAGTCATCATCAGCCTCCCGATCGAGCCGGATCGACCGCGTGGTCTGTTCACATCCGTCGCGCAGATGCTCCCGTCGCTCGAGCGCGATGGTGTGGACCGGACCGGCAGCGGCGTGACGCACGTCCCGTTCCCGTGCACCGACTCCGTTGCTGGCCCACTCGATTGCGACTCCGATGGCGCCGTGTTCATCCCCGGCGACACCGGCGACAACGACAAGTCCGCGGCGATCCGCTACTACCCGTCCTACGAGGACCCCGACTCCGGCACCGATCCCGATTCGTATCCGTGGGTGCGCCACAATCCGTTCAAGATTGTCGACGGTCTGTCCTGCTCCACCATCTCGCTGCCGATGGAGAACTCGCCGACGCGTTCGCTCCCGAACACCCTGCGGGCCCTGATCCGGCGCTCACTGTCTGGCATGTTCACCGCCGAACTCGTCACCGGCGACGCGTCCGGCAACCCTTCCCTCAACGACCTCGCCGAGGACTACGGCACGGCAACGGACATGCAGGCGGCGGCCTTTGCGATCGAGAACCATCTCGCCGATCGCCTGCACGGATCCCAGGGAACAGTCCTGCTCCCCCTCGGCCTCTTGGCGGTGGCGGTCGACTCTGGATGGGTGATGATCTCGGGCAACTCGATTGAGACCGTGTCCGGTCACAAGGTGATCGCGGATCCGGGATTCCTCGGCGATCCGACCAACCCGAAGGACGTCACGCCGGCAGCCCAACAGATCTTCGCTATGGGCTCGATCTTCTACGGCTCGCGAGCGTTCCGCGAACTCGAGGGGGCAACAGACCTGGACACGAACCGGGTGAACCAACTGATCGAAACCTACGCCCAATTGGCGTACAGCCCCTGCACGGTTGGCACCGTCACACTGGAGGCTTGAGCCATGGCTGAATCTGTTATCCCCCCAAGTCCCGAAGGTGGTGGTGGGTTGGATGATGCGGGTGTTGCCGCCCTGGTCGACGACCCAGGATCAGACACGTCAGCGTCACTTGCTTCCAAGTTTACGCGCCAGTGAGGCGGCTTGTGGCATGATATGACCCGTGCCGGATCTCGTCCTGATCATCCCGATGCTGGGTCGGGCGCATCGCGTACAGCCGCTCGTTGAATCGATCACGGAGGCCACACCATGCGATCATCGGATCCTGTTCGTGGCGACCGAACGAGACGACGCCGTCATCGCCGCCGTCGAACAGGCTGGCTGCGATCTCGTCGTCGTGCCCCCTCGCTCAGTGGGCGACTACGCATCTAAGATCAATACTGGCTACCGGCGCTCCACCGAACCGTTCCTGTTCCTCGGCGCGGACGACCTCCACTTCCACCCCGGCTGGTACGAGGCGGCCGTCCGGCACTTCGCCGACCCGACCGTCGGTGTCGTCGGCACCCAGGACCTCTCGAACGGTCGCGTCATCCGCGGCACCCACTCGACCCATTCGCTGGTCCGGCGCCAGTACGTCGACGACTTCGGCCTCATCGACCGCAAGGGGCTCGTGCTGTATGAGGGGTACCCCCACGAGTTCTGCGACGACGAGCTGGTCGAGACCGCCAAGTTCCGTGGTGCCTTCCGGTTTGAGCACGCCTCGATCGTCGAGCACCTCCACCCGATCGCCGGCAAGGCGCCGATGGATGACATGTACGCCGACGAGCGCCGCCGCATGAAACTGGGCGCACCGATCTTCAGGAAGCGAGCACGACTGTGGGGATAGACGTCATCGTGACGACCTGGGGCAGCGACGAGTGGAAGGCCAGGGGTATCGCCACCGCCCTCCGCAACGCCGGGCACTTCCACCACATCGACAACACTACGATCTCCGCCGGAGCCGCCCGGAATCATGCCGTAGAGATGATCGACCCCCAGGACTGGATCTGCTTCCTGGACGCCGACGACCACCTCGGGATGTT